CAGATGAATGCACTTGCAATATCTGTATCACCGGCTAAAGTTGAAGAACAACCTATGCCAATGGAACAAGAACAAACAATGCTTCCTGACGAAGAGATGGAAGAAGATTATGTAGACTATGTTATAGAAGAAACATTAGCTACAGAAGACAAACAATATTTAAATGCAGCTCTTGAGAAAGACGATAGACTAAGCGAATTATTCGATCAAGTAGTCGAGAGTGCAACAGAATTTACAGGTTCTGGAACTGTAGAAGGTCCGGGAACAAGTAAATCCGATTCGATACCTGCAAGGCTATCGGACGGAGAATTTGTTTTTACTACAAAAGCAACTGCAGAAATCGGAGAAGACACTTTAATGTCTATGATGAAAGAAGCAGAAGCTGCTGCAGATGAAAGACAGATGGCTTATGAAGGTGGAATGATAAGAGAAGAGAAAGAAGTTATGGTTGCTCCCCAAGAACCACAACAACAAAACATTAATGTAACTAAGACTACGCTTGATAATCAAGTAGGTCTACTTCGTCAAGAAGAAGACTTAGTTGGTAAAGCAGTTAAAGAAAACATGATGCTCGACCCTTATCAAAGACACGTCAGAAGCTAAATAACAATAAGCTACTCACTTTATAGTGACCCTTATTAATTTAATAACCTTTAGCTACCTTGTAAGACAAGCCCCTAATAAAGAGACGTTTTTATGATAGGCTACCTTGTAAATAGCACAAGCCCTAAGGAGAACCCAAAATGACAGAAGTTGAACAAATACAGGAGGAAACTGTAGAAGCAACCCCAAATCCGTACAATCAAAATAAATCATGGCACACTGATGAAGTAATGCCTAAACATGGAGATACTGCGGAAGGATTATTTTTTGAACGTCCACAAGTAAGTTCGGAAGAAGGAGAAGAACCTGTAAACACAGAAGCTGCTCCAACTAAACAACAAACTCATAAACGTGCAGATTATAAAAAAAGATACGATGACTTAAAAAAACATTATGATAATAGCTTAACTAATTTTAGAACTAGAGAGCAAGAGTTACTACAACAAGTTACGGAAACGCAACCTGATTATATAGCTCCTAAAACTCCCGAAGAACTAGAACAATTTAAGTCTCAATATCCTGATGTTTACGAAGTAGTTGAATCTGTAGCCCACTTACAAAGCGAAGAGAAACTTGCAACCCTGCAAGGTAGATTAGATGCAATGCAAGATCGTGAATCAGAAATATTAAAAAGAGAAGCAGAGAAAGATTTGTTAACTAAACATCCTGACTTTGACGAACTTAGAGGTAGTAATGAATTCCACGATTGGGCAGAGAGTCAACCGGAAGAGATCAAAGATTGGATTTATAATAATCCAAACAATGCAACTCTTGCTAGTAAAGCTATTGATCTTTTTAAAGCTGAAAACGGATTATCTTTTGAAAAATCAACTCCTCCCAAATCTAGGAAGGATGCAGCAGATTTAGTGTCTACCAAGACTACTCAACCTGCAGATGTTACCCAACCAAAAATTTGGACACAAAAAGAAATTGCTGCCTTATCTATGGACGAATACGATAGACTGGAAACTGAAATCGACAGAGCCCTAGAGGAAGGTAGAATTATTGGATAACCAAAAATATAATATTCAAGGAGAATAATTATGGCATTTAATCAATCTGATGCTCTATTTGAGCAATCAACCGATACAAATGGTAACTTTGGTAATTCCGTAAGTGGTCAAAATAACTCCTTTTTCCTACCTAAAGTCTATTCTAAAAAGGTTTTAAACTTTTTCAGAAAAGCTTCGGTAGCTGAAGCAATCACTAACACTGATTACTCAGGAGAAATTTCTGCTTTCGGAGATACTGTAAGAATCATTAAAGAACCGACAATCACCGTCTATCAATATGAAAGAGGTGCTGACGTAACTAAAACAGCATTAACAGACCAAGAATTAACTATGGTCGTTGATGTGGCTAACGCTTTTAAATTCATCGTTGATGATATTGAAACTTCAATGTCTCACGTGAACTTTAAAGAAGTAGCTAGTTCATCTGCTGCATACGCATTGAAAGATGCATTTGATGCAGGTGTTATTGCTGAAATGTTTGCCGGTATATCTACTTCATCACCTGATCACTTGATCGGTTCAGACAGTGCTACTGCTGATGCTACTTTAGCTCACGCAAGTAACTCTGTTGACCTATTAGGTTCTGACGGAACTGGTGTAGATGCTCTAGACCTTATGGCTAGACTCGCTAGAAAACTAGATGATCAAAACATCCCTGAAGAAGGAAGATGGTTCTTAGCACCACCTTCGTTCTATGAGCAACTAGCTCAATCAGGATCGAAACTATTATCTGTTGACTTCAACGCAGGTCAAGGATCATTGAGAAATGGTTTAGTTTCTAGTGGTAAATTACGTGGATTTGATATGTACAAGTCTAACAATGTCGCAGCAACATCGAATGCTACCGGCAAAGTTATGGCAGGTCACATCTCATCTACAGCAACTGCCCAAGCTATAACATCAACAGAAGTCATTCGTGACCCTGATTCATTTGGTGATATAGTAAGAGGTCTTCACGTTTATGGTGCACAAGTACTTAGACCTGAAGCTCTTGCAGGTGCTTTCTATGTAATAGACTAAGCAACCCCGTAAGTGGGGAAGGAATCATGTGTTCGCTTCCCCCTTACACTTTTTAATTAGGAGATACAATATGTACGAAAAACGAATGAAGAAAATGGATGATGGATACGGAACAAAACGTAAGAAAAAAAACATGGGTGGTAAAGAACGCATGATGTACAAAGATGGTGGAATGCCTAAAGCTAAACCTTGTTAATATGAAAGGTGTAAAACATTATACCAAAGATGGTAAAGAATTTAAAGGCAACACACATAAGATGCCTAACGGAGAGTTACATACAAATAAATCACACACTAAAACAAGTGTAAAGTTATTTCATATGAATGAACTCAGTAAAACAGCAAAGAAAAAAGCTAAAAGTAAAAAATAATGGCAACAACATTTCTAACACTAACTAACGATATTCTTAGAGAACTTAACGAAATTGAATTAACATCTGCAACATTTGCAAGTGCTAAAGGTATTCAAACTTTTGTTAAGAATTCTATTAATAAATCTATTAACGATATTGCAAATGAAGAACCACAACTTCCTTTTTTTGCAGTTGCAGCTAGTGGAGGAACAGACCCTTTCTATGGTAATGTAACCGTAGCAAGTGTAGCAGGTACAAGATGGTACACATTAAAGTCTGGTAGTTCTAATATTACTACTGACTATTCATCTATTGATTGGGATGATTTCTATTTAACAACTATAAATGTAAGTGGAGAAACAGCTCCTTATACATCTAGAGGTTTAAAATTTATTACATTAGACGATTGGACAAGATACTTAAGAGATGCAGAAAACAGTGATGATGCAGATACGCAACAATATGGAGAACCTAAATATATTATTCGTAGCCCTGATCACCGTAAGTTTGGATTAAGTCCTATACCTGATAAAGTTTACAATGTGCATTTTTATGCATATGCTGCACCTACAGCTTTATCAGCTTATAGTGATGAGATTGTATTACCTGACCAGTACTCTAATGTAATAACTGCGAGAGCTAGATATTACGTATGGCAATTTAAAGAAAGTCCACAACAAGCTGCTTTTGCTATGGACGATTATAAAAAAGGTATGCGACATATGAAATCTAATTTAATTAATCCATCTCCTTCCTACATTGGAGATGACAGGCTTTACTTCTAAATATGGCAACATCACAACCGTATACAGTTGCAGTCAACGGAGGACTAGTAAAATCTTCGAATGTTATAGATTTACTTAAGACTCCCGGAGTTGCTAAAGATTTAAGAAACTTTGAAGTATCTACAGAGGGTGGATACAGACGTATAAATGGTTATCAAAAGTTTGGTACGACTAATGCAACAAGACCTACAGGTAGTGCAACTAATATATTAGGCACGTTTCCATATGCTGATGGAGTTATAGTTACTGCATCTACCGGAATATTTTTTAGTAATGATGGAGCTACTTGGTTAAACATAGGAAGAAGCTCTGTAGATGCAAGCGGAGATAACTATTCAACCTTTGGAGGAAGAAGTACTCTGACTAGAACTGGGCAAGGACAATGCCAGTTTACATTGTTTGATGGTGCAACATTTGATTATGGTCAAGTTATTATAGCAGATGGAGCAAACAAACCTTACATATTTAGAATGGAAGGTACGGATGCTTTAAGTACTAGAACATTCTTTGCAGAAGAAATTACGATAACAGGAACTAAACATGCTAAGTATGTTACAACACATGACAAACATTTAATTGTTGCAGGTGTTGAAGATAACTTAAGTACTATATTTTATAGTTCTT